ACAAAAATTTTTTGATAATATAGCATCTATAACGATCCTATCTTTATATTCAGCAATAATATCATCATATATGTTGAAAAAAATCTCATCGTATTTTTCTAACCATTGTTTAAAATTTATTTTTTTACGATCAATATCGTAAAGTTCATTTAGGGGATGGCCTGCTAGTTCATTCGATATCGCTTTTTCTCTTCCCGGTTCTGTCATCTGCATACAGATATAGATTTTTTTATAATTCATATCACTGACATGGTTCAATATTCTTTTTAATTCTTCAAACATATAAAAATTACAGTTTCCGGGAACTGCATATTGATAATAATCTGTATTCATTGCTATTGCCATTCGTGAACCAAAACAGTTTAATAATTGTGCATATAGACTGTATTTTTTAATTGCCGTGGCAACGTTTGTTAAAGATTCACCATAGGTCCAACTTTCACCGATCACTATTAATAAAGAATCTTTTTTTCTTTTCACGTGAAATTCAGAAAATCTGGCAGGAGTTTCTACCCATTTAGGTTTTAAATTTATATCATTTACTAGTATTTCGCTATCATTAAATCCCAATGGCACAGAGCCAACTTCCTTATACCAATTCACGACAACTCTCCATGAATGTTATTAGATCGGGAAAGGTTTTTACAAAATCAGTACCTCTGCGGCGGTCATATTCAGTAAACCAATTAAAGAAGTCGCGTTTGCCTTCTAACAGTCTTTCCTGGGTATATAGAGTCGTTTCCATGTATTTTACGACTCTTAGGAATTTTTCGTACTCTAACTCACTGAATTTGTTACGATTTTTATCGTCTAAATTGGCTAGAATGAAGTCTAGATGTCTTTGCATGTACGGCATAAATTCTTCTTTAGGCAATATATTCATATCATACTGTAAAGGTTCTTTTAAGAACGGTGTGTCAAATCTAATACGCTGCCATTTATTCTGTTCAAATCCATTATATTTTTCACGCCATTCTAATATTTTTTCTAACAAACTTTGAAAATTTGTTACTGTTAAAATATTAAATGTTATCATAAATGTGATAGGAAGTTTTGTTTTTGTAAGATAGGTATCTAGGTTCTGTTCCCACACTGTTAAATCCAATCCTGTTCGAATATATTCAGCAGCAGGGCCCCAAGTATCAACACTGGTGAAAATTTTAAAATCTTTTATAGCACCAATATCTAATAATCGATTTACTTTGTCTACTAGACGTTGTATTAATATAGGCTTAACACCAAAGTTACTATTGATATTCAATTCTAGCTGCGGCTGAGGATTGCGTTCTAGTTCTTCAAATAGTCTCCAAGTGCTGGACTGTAGCAACGGCTCCCCACCGGTGATTCGTAAAATAGTTAGTGTCTTGCTGACTTCTGGCCACCAACGCCACCAAGCTTCAACATAAGGATTATTTTCTTCTTCGTGAATCTCAAACCAATCGATATCATTGCGATGATTCTTAACCATATCGTATGGTCCGTGATCTTTGATCTCTTTGTAATAACTGCTAGAATGTTTAGGATGACAATATCCGCATTTAAAATTGCACTCATTACCGAATGAAATTTCTATGTATTGCGGATTTACAGGAGCTAGCGGATTGGCTTTAATAGCTCCGAGCCTTTCTTCAGTATAGATACTTGCGTTGCGTTCTTTGCGATCGCTAATGTAATCTTCTCCCATTGCTTCGATATTCCAGCAATAGTTACAGCCACTAGGCTTTTGGCCTGCGATCATTTCAGCACGTTGATTGATTTTTTCTTTAGTGTTATGTAATGCGCTGGGGTCAACAGCTATTTCTTCTAAAGGAATTTTATGAGGGGCAGGATGATAGCAACTGTGTGTTTCTCCTGTCTGTAGATAGATAGTTGTGTGGTGCCACTTCGCCAAACAAAATGTCGGTGAAATCTCGTTCATTATAGGAATGAACTTTTGTATGCGCTGCTTATCGTCCACGGAACTGTTCCTCTGACCATTCAGTTTTATTTAAATAGGTTCTTGTATATAAATTTATACGTTTTACTTCTTGTATATGATCGATGCCTGTTACTGCCCTGTATTTTTCTACTATATTGTAGTAGTTGTCTAGGACTGTTTGTGCATACGTAGAATCAATGTTTTTTGTTGCTCCCACTTTGTTTCCTAATGCAATTAACCATGTGGTCCAATTTGCACCTGTAAATAAATGACCAGATTTTTTATGTTCCGAGTATATTGGTCCTGATTTTATTAATTCTTCTTTTAACTCTATATTATTGGTTTTAACATAATTATTTTTTACGTTTTGCCAAAATGGTTCTGTTCTTTCGGTATTAGAGTAATGCGAACTTACAAAATCCACAGAACTTTCAAAACTTTCTGTAAATTGATAATTATACAAATTGATACTATCAGTAGTATAAGAAAAGTCTGCAATCCTGTCAAATAATTGTTTAGTTTGGGAAATAATTAATGCGATTCCTGTGCTTTCTAATGGTTCTATAAATCCTGCACTTAGTCCAATTGAAACTACATTATTAACCCACGGAGTTTTAGTATACTGTGGCGTCCAATCTAATACACGTATTTTATTTTTGTCTACTCGACCATCCCAAAAATTTACAAAAAAGTCTTTTGCACTGTCTACACTTGTAATATTTTTATCAAATACTAGTCCAGTACCAATTCTACTGGCTGTAGGAGTTATCCATATCCACCCGTGATCGACTGCAACAGCCTTTGTATACGGATGCATTTCATTCTGTTTATCAGTATACTGTACCGGACATGCAAGTGCTGTATTACAAAATAATCTACCGTATAGTGATTCGTACTTAACGTCATTGATTATTGATTTCATTCCGGTGCAGTCAATAAACAAATCGCTGGCAATCAATCTTTCATCTTTTAACTTTAGCCCTTCTACTTTATTATTATTATTTCTAATAACAGTTACTACATCAGATTTTATTAATTTACACCGATGCATTATTCTATCTTGTATGTAGGTAACTAACTTTCCTGCATCAACATGAAATGCATAAGAATCTATAACACTTCTATCTATTTTATTTTGTTTGGATACTTCGTACATACAAGTACCCCTAGTTTTAAAATCTAAGTTCTGTGTATGACTCCAAGCATCTTGCATTCTTATATTTGCGTCAACTAATGGACTCAAATAGAATGGCGCCCATACTTCATTGTTTTGAGTTACCCAGCCCGGATATAAAATTCCTGCTTTAAACGTTGCATCGCAATTTGTAAACCAATCTTCAAATTCAAATCCGCAATCGTCCATGAAACTAGCAAATCCTAATAACGTAGCTTCACCTACGCCTATCGGAGTTCCTACTTCTTTATCAATAACCGTTATATTAAATCCACGTTTAGAAAGATATGCTGCTGTTAGCCAAGCAGAAGTTCCGCCGCCAACAATTGTTATATTATTCACTTTATAATTCAATGTGATCTCCTAAATCTTCTTTATTGATTTTTATCTTGGTGCTTGCCAACCAGCTTGCAACCAATGCCAATAGTGGGGCTTGAATTCCCAAGGTATCAGCGTGGTAGATGCATGGTCTGCAAACACATGTGAAGTAAGATGGTCACACCACGTGCCTTGTGCCTGCAGGCTCAGCGCCAAGCCCTGGCTGTAAGTGGTGTCTATGTCGCGTGGACATACGTGTTGACGCACAGCCTGCGTGTGTGCATTTTGTTGGGTAGGGCCTGACAGCAAGTCATGCACACTGCCCCAATCGCGCCCCGTCAATGTGGTTTTGAGTGTGCGGAGATCTTGTTCCGCCTGCACATGATCACGTATGTGGTAGAGGTGTTGCCCTAGCATGTTGTCAAACCAGATGCTGGCCTGGGGATGTGTTGCTAGTATTTTAGGCAAATTCGCAATGGCATCTTGGCGGTGGTGAGTGATCTGCGTGTTGCTTTTGTGCAGCGCAGGTCCATGGCGCCAATTAAACAAGTGTTGGGCGAGTGGATCTAAGTCGTAGGCATCAATTTGCTTGAACTGGGTAAGCCATGCCGTGGGCATCATCCAACCCGCACTGCTGCCCATCAGCAGCAAATGGGTGTGTCGTGGCTGGCAATTCATTAAAAAGTCAGCAATATGCGCCACTGTGGGTTGCCAACGATCGAGAGACTCAAAGGCCTGCACATGCCAATTCAGCTTCAGCCCATTGGTGCCTCCGGCATCTACCAAGTCTCTCAGTACGGCTATCAATCGCATGAATTCTTGATCGTCTATTTCAGTCACTGAGCGATATCTTTCATCTGGTAATGTCAATGTAATCTCCTAACCCGCCGAACTGTTCATGTATTCATGTAACCAATCAAAATCATTAATCATTTTTAACGCTTCGTTGTTATCTTTGTTTTCTAATCCGTACTGCTTACCTTGTACGGCACCTTCAATGGCTTGCCTGCCAAACGGTCGATCGATACCTCTAGTACACCAAACATTCAATCTATAGTTTGTATCTACATCATCCTGTCGATCAATAGTTTTGCTGGCTAACTTTACACATTCTCTAAACGCACTTTTCCATGTATTAAAAGCATCTACATTGAAAGCGGTAATATTACTGATCTCTGGCATTGCTTTGAACAGTGATGAGATGCTGGTGGTCATGTCTGGCTTAGAAACATCCATGTTTTGTGTTAGGCTCTTGGGCAATAGTTTTACACCGCCATACCCATATTCTAGATCATTAATAGGATTAATACTTCTCCAGACATGTACATTTTCTAAATCATATTCGCTGACCACATGATCGAAATTAAAGGTATCTAGTATCTGTGCGTCAGCATCCACTACCCAGAACATTTTTGTAAATGCTTTTTTTGCAGCCGCAATATGTGCTTGATGTATGCCTTTGATTCCTTGAACTCGTTGAGCATAGGGGAATCTCGCCTTTAGGCGAGAGAAGTTTTCGTCTGCTTGGGGTTCGTTATAACTGATAAAGATTATATCGTATCTCATTGCTTGTAATAGGTTAATCCTAGGTTAATAGTTTCGTCATATAAATCTAAAATGTATTTGCTTTGTTGCGGAGTGAAGTCTGGCCAATCTAGACCTAGATTCACTTTTATCTTTTCTCCTAGCTCAACAATATCGTGTTCTATATTATCATGATTGATATTCTGTTCATACATATTTCTTAAGATTTCAAAATCTCTAACATCGATATAATTCCAATCTGTGCAATTAGTCATCCATGTTCCCATGCGAGCGCCAAGAATAGCGTATAGGCCATGTTCTTCGTGTGAGCCTACAGTTGACCACATGCGCAATCTATGGATATTATGCCACCAAATCCGTTCTTTAATTTCTTGAGGTGGCACACGAACTCCGTCCAGCAAGGTCATCTTGACACCTTCGCGGAATCCTGCTCGCCATGCTTGAAATGGTGATCCAGTTATAACGCTGTCACTGTAGACTCGAGGAAAATTTTTATATCCCTCTTCCCAACAAAAATCAACCTGTCCGCGATCGCTGTCGCTGGCTTCGTGAGTGCGCATGTTTAACACAAATTCTTTCTTCCAGATTTTGAGCCCACCATTACCGTATCGCAGTCCATTGACGCTGTTGCGGCCACACCATCCATAGACCTGTATCTTAGGATCACTCATGTCTAAGTCCAAGTCAAAAAAATCAGTGTGTACGATATTGTCAGCATCCACGGTGATAAACCATTCGGTATCTGATAAATTTGCTGCGGCCTTGTGTGCAGTATCTGATCCTTTGATTCCATGCACACGTTTAGCCCATGGTGCTTTTGTTAGCAGGTCAGCATAATGCACATCAGCGTTAGGTTCATCATAGCTAAGAAATACAATATCAAATTCTACTATTTTCATTTTATGTCGATCAAATAATTTTTAAAAATACGTCTTGTATATAAACTAAAATTTTCTGGAACTTCAATGTCATTAATTGTTTTGGATTTTTCAATAATATCTGATAGAGTGATAGATATCATCTTAAACAAGATATTAGGATCGTTGTAATCAGTTAATAAAAAATCCATTTTTGTTTCGCCATCCCAAAAGATTTTTCTTTTTTTAACTGGTTGAAATTTTTTGTGTAATTTTTTTGTTCCAAACAATTCTTCTGTCAATTCAAACTTTAATGTTTTTTTCTTTCTATTGTAAGTTATGTAAACATCGGGTTTTTCAAAATCCACATGCTGTTTTTCTGTCACACGATGTAATACATCATCAATTTTATTAACACTCTTAATCTCGGCTATTTCTAGTGTGTTGGAATTTACATCAACAAAACAAGTGGATAATAATATCTTTCCCTCTATTATAAATTCAGCAGTTTCTCTGTCAATAGATATTTTATTAGGTTTGTCATCGAACGCATGGCTTGGCCCTACACTGTATACTGTTCCGCTAATAGGATCAAACAATGCCGAATATGTTGGTTCGGGTATTTTAAAATCTATAAAAAATTGATCAACATCGATTATTTCTTCCATGCGATCTCCTCTAATATATTAATTACTTCTGTGGTAATTTTATCTTTTTCTACATAGTGAACAATATCATACTGTTGATAATTTCCTATTTTCAATCGTCCTTGTTTATTGAGATAAAATCCCACATGATCGCTCCACGCCTTTGCCGGCCATGGCCAGTTTTGTATCATTGGTTTCATATGAACTACTCTAGGAAATTCTAATTCATAGCTGATGTCATCTTCTATCCCTAGTATTTTTGCGCTGAGTGCAAATGCTTCATCAGTGCCAACAACTTTAGGTTTATAATCAGCGAGAAACACGTTTGAAAATTCAGCTGGATTTTTAATTATGTATCGACCTAAATCAAAAAATTCTTTGGCTGTTTCTGAATCTTTCTTAAAGAATGTATAAAAACTGTAGAAGTTAGGTAATTTATTTCTTACGAATGCTCGTCGATAATATTCATCTTCTACTGTCTCTCCTCGATATGTATAACTCTTGTTGGCGATATACAATTCAGAATTTTTGATAAAATAATCAATCCAATGGCTGTAATCACGCATGAACAGCATGTCTGCGTCTAGACACACAGTATATTCAAAGGGCGATAACTGATCCATCCATGAGCGTCCATCCCAGAATGTTTCTTGATCCCATTCTATCACATGATCAAATACCCAAGACGAATTTAATTTAGATATTCTTTTAGGATCATCCGTTACTACAGCAACTTGATCATAACCTGGTTTCTGAGTATTTTTTATAGTTAACGCTAATGCATAGGCTAATTGTGTATAGTCTACTTCATCATGTTCGGCAACAACGATCAAATATCCAAAGTTCATATTAATTCCAAAAGCTGTTGGGCGTTTCTTATCAAACTCTGTTTATTCATTACATGAATATCTGCATTTTTTACAGCGGTAGCACAGTATGTTCCGTTTAATGTGGGACTGACTAAAAACGTTAATTTTCCTGTAGCATCAACCGAATGCAATATATCTTTATCCAGGGCCGAAAGTACTGGAGGTAAGCTAGGTGTTTCATTAGTTTCAAATCCATCTAGAATATGTTTGGCCACGCTGAAAGAAATATCATTTCTGTATTGTCTTGTGTCAAATCTAAAAAGATCGCCATAGTATTGATAATTGTCCTTGATGTAATTTACCATGTCAAAATAGGCCCGACTTCTTTGATTTTTTGTGAACATCACAATAGTGGCCCAATAGAGATGCACACCTGTATCTGATACATATCTATCATGGAACCCTAATCTCTTTTGATCATAGATATCGTTTATTGCTTGAGATATGAGAATGTCTTCATCGAGGTCCCAATACTCATTTAATCGATCTGAAAAAATTAAATAATCGCTGTCTAATAATAAAGTTTTATCATATGGGGTAAGATCCCAAGCACTGGCCCTATTAAGATTTACGAATGGCACTGTGGTGTTATTGATTCCGTCGTGCAATCTTCTTTGATTATCTGTTTTTGGTTTTTCTACTAGAATTATTTTATCAAATAATTTTTCTGCACTCTGATATATACCTGATGTTTTCATCCATGCTGTCGTAGATTCATCAGTGACTAAAGATACTGGTATAGCAAGATGTTTCTTGGCCAGGCCCCCCGATATCATAGACATTAGAGCATAGTCTATGTCTCTGTTATTATGGGCAAAAATCAAAGCACCTCGTGTCATAGATCTAATAACTTTTCAACACTTCTGCTTTTTTTCAAACTTTCATGTTGCTCATAATATTCAAGTGTGGCTGTAAAATATCTATCAACTATCTCGTCTTTGAAAGTTAATAAATCATCGATCATTATCGGATTATCGTTGGCATCTAATAAAGGAACACCCTGTGTTCTTTCTTGATCTATTAACATCTGTACGAATACAATTAAAATCCTATCTATTTTAAATATTCCGCCATTGTAGCCATAGGTTAATTTGGCTTCAATTTTTTCTTTGAGTGTACGTTTTTGGATTGAAAAGGTCTGCCGATAATTGGCAAAATCTAGAGCCTGCTTTAATTGATCATCCATAAAAACTCCTAACAGTTATATTAGCAGTTTATATTTATAGACAGAAGTCTAGTGTGAAAAATTTATGGAGTTATCGCTGATACAGTAACTATTGGTGATTCCACAGCAAAGGCGCCTGTGCCTACAGGTTGAAGAATACCAGTGGCTTCTAAAGTAGATACAGTGAGACTGATAGTTCCGGTTACCTTGTCAACATCATTAGGAACGTCGAGGAACATTGATCCGGGATCAACGTATCCGTCAATCCATTCTGATTGGAATTCTATATCAGCTGAGGTTCCGAGACTGTTGTTAGCAACATCACGACATCTTGCTGTGATACTCCATTTATTCGCTGTGTAGGGACTGGAGTACGATGTAAATGTCCATTCTTGAAAAGTGCTGGTTAATCTATAGAAATTTTGTCCATTTAGTGCTCCCACTCCTACTGTGGGTTTATTTCCGCCAAAGGCTTTAGTTGCGGCTGTGGTCAATAATGTAGTCCA